AGGGTATGCTTGTGCGAGTACCGCCCGACCACGAAACAGGCTGGCTTCTGGCAGGACTGCGCAGAACCGCCGCCGGGGAACAGCCTTTGCAGTTACGCTACACCTGGCATGTGAACCATCCGTCGATTGCGGAACCCGCACTGAGCACCGAAGTCAAGGCGTCGTCGAAAGAAGGAATATCGTTTAGGTTCCCCGAAGGCACGAAGTTTAACGAGTTGGCTGTAGAAACTGAAGCCCAACCGGAATTAATGTTCCGTCGCCGGTCCACGGATAAACCCCACTGGAAGGTGGCTTAATAAAAACTCGGTGCGCCCTGGTACTGTTCTCATATTAAGACCGCAGTAGCGGCATAGAATAGTATCGGGGAAACCAAAGTAAACAGCAGTGCCCGCAGCATCCTCTCGTCAAGCCGCGAAAATCCGCCTTCCCCTGATAGAAATTTCTGCCACCAGTTACGTTTCATCCGGCACCTCTCCCCCGAATCTAAGTGCGACAACAAGACGGCAAGTAGCCTGTAAAGCATTCATTCCCGTCATCGGCTTTCCGGCGAGAAATTTGGCGTCGTATTTCCCGTCACCCTTATGACCTAACGAGATCCCATACTTCTGGATAATCGGCCCGCCTTGTGACCAGTCGGTAGAAGGGGAGTATGGTTCAGATCGTAAACTGTCTTCAGACAGATCCACCGTGCAATATTGTTTTCCGAGAAATATATTACCCCTTGGTATCCCCTCCGCTCTGGCTACCCAGTAATCCAATTCCGCCCCGTTCAGTTCCGATACTTTTTTATTCAAGTGTTTCTCCTATGCTAATGGAATATATGACATTGCCGTGCGGATTTTTCTGCCACACATCTGCGTTTTTGGCACTTTATTGCACTTTTTGCAGTTCGTAACTCCCTGATTTGTATAAGAATCAGTACCCACCTGAGTAACTTAAAATCCCTCGGGGAAACCCTTGCCGGTTCGATTCCGGCTCCGGGCATCAATAAAATCAAAGACTTACGACTCGTACCCCTCGGGGGTATCACTAAGGGGTGCGGATTTTTCTGCCACGATTGGCAACCCCAAAATTAATTTCTTTACCCGTTCGGGGTAAAGGTGTGAATACCTGTCCGTCGATTGAACCGAATCGTGGTTCAGCACGTTCCCCACTTCCCCCAGCGTGGCGCCGGTTGACAACAGGGCGGACGCAAGCGAATGCCTCTCGTCGTGAATGCGTATGTGGCTCATTCCTGCGGCCCTACGCGCGGCCCAAAACCTTTGGTAGTAGTACGAGTCACCCCACTGGAAGGGAATGAACTGTAGCGCCCAGGATGCGTTTGGGTGTACCGGGATCATGTGTGGTGTTCCGTTCTTGCTGTCCGGGATACTGATCCACGGTTGCCCGTCCGCCACCAGGATTTGGTCGGCCTTCAACGTGAGTATTTCCGACCGCCACCGCAGCCCCGTGTAAAAGGCGAGCGTAAGCAGGGCTCGCGTTTCGGTATCTTCACAGTGCGCGAGCAGCCGGGTATGTAGCGCATCCTGGGTTACGTAGACGTGCCGCTTGTTGTTCACCTTCGGCATTATCATCTTGTCGGTGTAGTCCCGATCCCCTAGATCGTGGTCGGTGTATGCGTACCGCACCGCCGCCTTCAAATACGCCAACCGGTTTTTGACGGTGGCGGGTGCCAGGTGCGGATTTTCTTGCACATATTTTTTAGCGACGGCACCCAGCGAGTCCAACCGCTTCCCGGTAATGTAGGGCAGAAGGTGCGCCATGTCCTGCGCGGCCTTGGTACCGTTCTTTAAATGCGGTATTTTGTGGTCAAGATATAACTGCATGGCTTCGCTTATCTCGGGTATCGGTTTCTCTATCCCGCTTGCAACGGCATACAGGCGGGCGCTTTCCTGTTGGTCGAATGCGCGGGCCTGATTTTCACCCCAGCCTTTCGGAAGGAGTTTAGAAGTGCGGTATCGCTCGCCGTTGGGAAGCTTCCTGTTGAATTCGAAACGCCAGCATTTCTTACTTTTATCATATCTGATCGGCATGATTGTCTAAAGGCGTCCAGGGACGCCGTATCGAAGCGCGTGACGCGCGGGCCGTATATGATACGAGGGATTTTTCCCTGTTGCACGAAATAGTAGAACGTCCGAAGAGAAAGCCCTAGATATTCAGCGGCTTCAGGGGCTTTCAGATCGCGGTTTGGGGTTTGGGTCATGTGCTGGTGCGGATTATTTGTTTCGGGTTTGGATTGCAATCGGGATGTCTTACCCATTCCCGATCGCTGGCACACGTACCTTTAACCAACATTTGCCGGTGGTTGTCTACCCATCCGGTGAACGCAACCGTGGTTACGATCCAGGCGACCAGGAACCACGGTAGGGTCATTCGTAACTCCGTTCTTCTGGTATGAACCGTTCCACCGCGCGAAAGTGGAACACTTCCTGTTCCTGGTAACTTACCTCTTCCTCGGGTGTGTCCAAGTATGAGTATTCTATCTCCGCGGTGTCGCTAATGTGCCTTGGCATTTCTCTATCTCCTGTAACCGTAATTGGTAGTGAAACTGTATCAGGAGATAGTAACCGTGTCAAGCACTTATTATGGTATTTTCAAGTAATCTCTACATCTTCCGCAGTGTCCCTGTACGAGTCGTAGAAAGTGTTCTCCGCACTCCTTACAAACACCCTGCTTACCAATGGGCATGTGTGCAGCTTTCACCCGTATAAGCGCCATCCGGTCGTTGAAAATTACGTTATCGCGCGCGGTTTCCGAACCGGCGATGTCTGCTTCATCGGCCATAACCTAACTCCTTAATCCTAATTGTTTTTCGAGTTCCTTATCTCGCTTCGGAAGCGGGCACCAGGCGATCCAGCCGAGCCCTTTTTCCCAACACCCTATCGCTACGCACCCTTCCTTGTGCAGAAGCAGCACCTTGGAATACTTGTCCGGTGGCGCGGTGTACCGCCATCCCAGTTCGCTGTTCGTGGCAGTGGTTGGGTTCAATGCCTTCTCCTTAACGCTTCAAGTAGTATGTCCTGTACTTCCCGTTTGGTTTCCACTCGCGCCATTACCAGTTCGTCTACCGTGTCACGCGCGATAATGTTGTGGATGAACACGTTCCGGTCGTAGCCGGCTTGCAGTTGGCGGACTGGTCCGATACGTTCCAATATCTGCAAGCGGTCTTCCAGATTCCAGGTATGCCCGAAGAACACTAGTATGTTCCCGCCGTCCTGCAAGTTCAGCCCGTGGCCGGCGGATTGGGGATGCGCGAAGAGAACCGGTATGTTTCCTTTATTCCACCCGGTAATGGTTGAGGATTCTTTGTCGAGATGACGACCAGCGGGAAATGCTTTCCTAAGCCTGGCGAGATCGGACTTGAATTGGTACGCGACCAGTACAGGAGCCCCGGCCGCTTCTTCGATAATTTCGTCAAGGGCTTGGATTTTGGCATCGTGCAACTCCTTCCATTCTTTGGATTTCGGGTCGTAGTCGTTCTCTACCAGCGGATCCACGTAACAGGCGCCGTTCGCTATTTGTAAAAGCTTTTGGGTACGGGCGGCCGCGTTGAACGCTTCGATCTCGTGGCCGCTTTCCAAACGGATGAAAAAATCCTTTTCCATCTCGTCGTACAGCTTGCGCACCTTCGACGGGAGATCCACGTAAATGTTATTCACGATCGGTTCTTTCAAATCGAACCAGTCTTTCGCGTCAACGGTCAGGCAGAGATCCCCAAGCGCGGCTTGTATTTCTCGTTGCGCGTGTTCGTGTGGCGTGAGCCCGAAGCCATCGAACGCGGTAGCGAACCAGCGGTCCCGAAACCCCGTGTAGGTTCTACCCAACCGCTGGCCGGCGTCCAGGAACCACGTTTGCCCCCATAGGTCTTGTAGCCCGTTGGGTGCCGGCGTGCCGGTTAGATTCGTGAACCGCTTGATATGGGTATGGGCAACTTTCGCCAGCGCACGGGATCGCTTCGTACCCTGCTTCAAGCGGAACCCTTTCAGCCGTGTGGACTCGTCCGACACAACATGGTCGAACGGCCACCGCTTGCCGAAGTGCTCAACCAGCCAGGGGATGTTCTCGTAGTTGGTTGTGTAAATACTGGCGTCGTACTTCAACGCCTGCCGCCGTTCGGCTTCACTGCCCAATATCGGCATTACGCTGATGTGGCGGAGGTGGTCCCACTTGCGGGCCTCTTCCGGCCACGTGGATTTTGCGACCCGCAACGGGGCGAGAACTAGCTTGGGATGGTCATCGCCGCACAGGAACAGGTTGTCCAGGGCGGTAAGTGTGGAGATCGTCTTGCCCATCCCCATACCCGCCCATATGGCACCGCGGGGTACATCCATGATGTGGGAAGTAATAAGCCCCTGGTAGGGGCGGGGGGTGTACACCTTGCGGCTCATTTTTTCTTTATTCGGTTTTTGTAGTATTGCTTTGACCGCTCGGAAGCACATTCCTTACAGTATGCCTGTAGCGCCCGCCCGCTGATTCCACCATCGATAGACCGTGGCCGGGTCTTACACATGGGGCAGGTTACACAACGCACTTCCGGTGCCTTGCGAAACGGGGGCGGGGGTACCGTAAGCAGATCCAGCCATGTGGGCATGGGCGGCGGTGCAGTGGGGGTACAGGCTTGCTGTCTCACAACGCGAACTCTTGTTTGAAGTCCACGGGCGCGGCCCGGAACATTTCGATTTCGCTTTCTTCGAAAACGGTATCCTTCGGGAAGCGAATCACGTCGGTCGCCCTACCGTTCACCAATCGGGCAAGCACTCTTTTCTTGTTGTCGATCAAAACCATTATTGGTGTTCTCATCTTGTTATTTCTTCCATGAAGTGGTCTATTAACTGGAACGTATCGAGCGTATGTACGGGGTCGCCGTGCTTCGCCATCCGTTCATGTTCCCTTGCCTGCTCCGGTCGCAATGTTTCCCCGGGTGCCTTCAGTTCTACCCAGTGCCCACCGTGAAGCATAACCCTGCGATCCGGTGCGCCCCGCCTACCGATCCATTTACATTTCCGTATCTCCCCTCCGGCGTCCGTTACACGGGTTACCAGATAGCGTTCTATATCACGTTCCCGAATTGCGGTCATACTCTTTCGCGCGTGCGTCCATGCGGTCGAATATAGCGTATATCTTGACATAGCATCTAACGATAACGATTGCCGAACACACCATGACTACCAAAGGCACGTAAAACGTCCAGGGCTGATCCGTTGGGAATGGCCCCCCGACCTTGAAAGCGGCCAGATAAATAATTCCGCAAAGGGAGACAGCTACGAACCAGGGCATAACGCTTTTAGTTTTCACGCCCATTCCCTAACCCCTTTCCGTATCTTCTGCCTCGGCTGGTAAGAATAGAACCCGTCTTCCCATTCGCTTGCGGACTTCTCATCGTGGTACGGATTGTCGTCCAGACTGAAGCCCCTTTCAGCGGCCCGGCGACCGGCGTTGTATGGCGTGTTCATTCTTCTTTAGCCCCTTCGTCGTCGTCCGGCGCTACATCGTAACTCGCGTGTACTCGCACATCCGCCCAGGCTCGTAGCTCGTCCATTATCTCCGTAGGTTTTATGTCGTCAGCCAGACATACTACTTGCGTAATTTCCGTGTTTATATTTCCCTCGTGTACTAGTCCCACCCGAAACATAAGTCTCACTTTAAAACCTCTTTTACATGTAGAAAGTTGAATATACGTCGAACCCAGTATCCTCTAACGAGGGAGATGATAGTGAACCATGCCGCTATTACCATATTTGATCCTAGTGTCAGGTCTATACCATACGCGGGGAATATCGCTACTTGCGATATCACCGCAACACTGTAACCGATAATGGTACTCGTTATTGTTTCTATTACAGAACCGCGTTTCGATTGACTCATAGTGGAACCGTGAAGGAATGGTTTACCCACAAATAATAGTCAACAGCGCCGAGTAGGCAGATCAGGTACACCAAACCCTTTACGATGGGATCGGTCATCTTAGGGAATCGACGACCGCTTGAAGCTGGTCGCGGAATTTCTCTTCCTGGGTTGGGACCACAGGTTCCTGATCGTATATGAATTGCTCCAAAGGAGTCAGATCGTGCCCCTCTTCCTTCTTGATGTCACACTCAACCCAGGTTGGTATCACCACGACTAATCCTCCTGCTCTAATTGCTGTTCCGGTTCGGCACGCCCTTGTTTCCTGGTCGCGTGAAGGTGTTTGAAAATCTTGTCGCCCAGCATCAGGTCGGGAATGTTCACCGAATGCCGTGAGAGGCGTTCAGCGGCTTCTTCCAGAAGTTCTTTTTCGGTGGTGTTCACTTTATTTGCCGTCCCCCAGTTCTTGTACTATCTCGTCGGCTTTTTCTTTCAGGTACTCAAAATCGCTCGGTACCGACTCGGAAACCATACGAGCGAAATCTTCTAACCTCGCGGCGAGGTCTGCCGGGTAACATTTCATTTTTCCTGTACCCTCTCAGCAAGAGCAATGTAACCGGCGGTGTCTACCATGCTGTCCCGGTGCTCGGGTTGGTTCTTTAGCCTGGCGAGCTTGAGCAGGCACATCATTATGCATACGTCGTTTGCCGTTATTTCTTTGCCGAGATGCCCGGACCAGTATTGGGCGATCAGATTTAAATTCTTGGAAGGATGGCCGTAAGTCTTTTCACGATCCCCGTATATGATCTCTTGCGCTTCTTCTAATACGCTTGGCATTCTATCCCTTCCTATATCTGTAACTTTCGAAACCCGCAGCCGCTAACGGGAGTCCCTTACACCATGCTGGAACGGTTGACATTATACTCGATAACTGTGTCGCTGTAAAGAGTTCCGTATCTGGACACTGTGTAATGTCTTCGTCGTGTACCGACAAGAGTAACTCAAACCCGGCATCCTCAATGGCTGGCATGCTGTAGTACATAACGTCCCTTGCAAATGCCTGTGTTACGTTCTCCGCAAGCTTCCCACCATAGGTCTTTATACGTGACCACTTACGGGTGTACTGGTTCATGCCCATATAGGAAATTTCGCCTTCGTCGCTTATTTTAGGGAACGGGTAGCACAAAGCGCGGCCGGAAGGTAGCACGATCCGCAACCAGGCACCGTCACGCCGCACCCGCAGCTTGCGGCATTCGAAAGTATTGCCCCGGTTGTTGATCGCTTGCCGGACGGCGGCTTCCAGTTCGCCCCAAAAAGACGCCGTGCGGGGGTGCGCGGCGCGCCACAGGCGTTTGAAAACATCGCACACAAGGAAAGCCCTATCCGACAACCCGAAGCGCGACATGCGCTTCTTATTCACCCATTCCAGGAACCCTTCGGCTTCGTGAACCTGCTCGCCCGGTAGGTAATCCCAAGCGTTCTCTGCCATCTCTTCGATGTCAAACCCGTAGGTAGCTGCCCCGGTAATGAACGCGCCCACACCGCCACCGAAACCCAGCATGAGTTCCATGACCTTGCCGATTTGCCGCTGGTCGTGTACCACACTTTCAGGCGATACGCGGAACGCCTTCGCATATGCCAGCTTATACAGGTCATGGCCGATCCCGGCGTCGAAAT